CCCGTCGAGTCAGTGCGGATAATAACCGTAACATCGTCATCATCAAAAATCTTGAACGTATAGCTGAAGGCAGACGTGCTACCGTTGCCACTATAGCTGTTCTTAGTTGTAAGACTGCTGACCGTCATTTGTTACTCCTACACGCTTTATACCGCATTTTTACTGTTCAGTCACTCTTGAGCTTTCAGGCAGGCCATCCATCATTGTATTCAAGACATTTTTAATGCCAATAGCGTTCTGAAACGGCAACAAAGAGTTCAATGCACGCTGCTGACCACGCGACCACTGATACTCCTCGTTGAACAAAGCGCGTGAACCGCCACGCGCTACGCTTTGTGCAGTGTCTAGCAAATCGAACACAGGATTGCCTGTTACAAGATTTGAAGCAAGACCTGTCGATCTTTTGTAGCCAAAGAATGGGTCTTGTCCTGCAATTGCAAGAGTGGTGTCTGCAACACCTGGGATCAACGCTGCCCAAGAACTTCTCACAAAAGCAGCCTTGGCAATCTCAGTTGCCGATAAACTTTCCTCTAAAAACTTGTCTTTATCCTCTCTACCCTGTGCGTTGACATGGGTTTGCAAGATGTATGCGTTGCCACCATAAAACAGTGACCACATCATAGACGAAAATGCAGCAAAGTCTCGACGCTCAATATTATGCAAAAACTGTTTGGCATGAGACACCAACATAAAGGCTCTAAACTGGGTCAAAACCTTACCCATCGTGCTTGTCATGTGAATATTCAGGTTTCCAACATCGTTCTGCTGAATTGATTGCCTCGTCCATCTTGCGATGCCATACGTCAAAGCATCTCTAGCATCTATATCATCCCAAGCGTCCATATTGATGGCTTTTAGCTTGCGTCTGCGAGAGAACATAGACGGCACAGTTATCGTGTGTTTTTTGATCTGGTTTACAACACGCGGCCACATTTCCTCATCTAAGCCGAAACTCTTGAGTCGCCTTGCTATATCTTGGTCAAGAGTGCTGTTGCCAAGCCGTTTCATGCGTGCCTTTCTGACACCAGACGCCAGATCAACCAAAGACTGTGCTGCAATCTTTGCTGCGGTACGCTCAAACAGAGCGGTGATACCAGCTAAACCTGAAATATCGGCAGTAAGACGCTTGAGGGGCTGCATCACACCGATGGCCTTGTCGATGGTGTCGCCCTTGCCCAGGCCATACATATCTTCATAACTGTACTTATTGAGTGCCGCGTTGATGTTTCTATCAACACCAGGCGCAACGAAAGCCTCTAATTCACGCGAAACTCTGTCTTCAAGCTCCCCGTTCGCAGTCCTTGAGACCATCGCTCTCCACTCTGGAATAACCCGTAACAAAGCTGTCGTGCCATCAATGGACACAGCGTTGCCAAGTTCTGCAATCTGAGCAAAACCTACCTGGTTCATAACCCTGATGAAGCTGTAGTCCATTAACAGTCTTATCAGTCTGTTTGCATCTGCGCTTGGGTTTGCAATCAGAGGCGATGTGCGTCCTGCAATCAGCGCATACAAAACATCTAGCTTTTGAATGTCTTTTGCTGCCTGATCTTCAAGATTTAACTCTTCACCAGCCGCAATGATGTCTTTTTTTATTTTTTCAAAGTCAGCGTCTGATGCTATGCCCTTCTTAGCCAAAGCGATTCTGCCCTGCATTTGATTCACATAGGCATTTACAACAGCCTCAGTATCTCGTTCCATCAGGTCTTTGATGTGTAGAGTTTTGCCGTTTTGCTCTACAGAAGCACTAAGATCAAACTCAAGCCTGCGTCTGGCTCTAGGGCTTACGCCCTCTCTATCAAAGTCTAGCTGGTCAATAATCCTGTCTGCTTGCGCCTCTGTAACAATCTCCTCTTCCAACAAAATGTCACGCAACGCTTCTTTGTTCGATGTGCTGAACATTCTTGCCAGCCCAGCGTCCATGCCAATTTCACGTTTGATAATCTTCTTGACCATGCCGTTGGCAATCGCATCTGCCATATCTTCCTCAAGAGTGCGATTGGCTGTTAGCAATGACTTTTTCAAAAGCTCTGGCAGTTTTTTGCCAAAGTCTTTTTTTGCGGCAAGATATCTGTGTCCGTCCCACAGGTGACTAAAATATCTTGGGTTTTCTGGTATGCTGTCAAAGCCCTTCACACCAGAGCGTTTTGCCTCTTCCAGCATATCTCTGAAAAGAGCGCGAACATTGTTTGCAGCTTCTATGATGTGCGGATTGGTCGATGATCCTGGCTCTTCTATCTCGTCTGAAACGAGCCTGCCAAACTCTGAACGCCTTGAGTCAAATGTCCTTTTATGGATGCCGATGCCGCTGGCTTTGGCCCATTCGTTATATGTGCGATCATAAGTATTGTAGAATTTGTTTGTGACACGTTTTGTGCCAACAGTTTTCATTAGATCGGCAGTGATTTCTCCTGGTTGAACAGCATCCTCACCAAGAAACGACGCAACGCGTCGTGTTAGACCGATTCCGCTGCTTTTGAGCTGACCCACCATGTCAAATCTGATTTTGCCCATGAAAGCCATAGGCTCTGCGTCTGTTTCATCAATCAATTCTTGAGTGCCGCGACGGATATCAAAGTCCTGCATGGGCCTAGAGGCAGGGTTTTCCGCAGCGCTAACACCAGTATCTATGCCGCGATCTATCATCGCTGTATTTACGTCCGCAGCCTGCGCCTGATCGGTATCATTCATAATTTTAAGACCGGCATCACGGTAGCGTTTGCGCGATATAGCCCCAAATACGCTATCTGTAGCGCCGCCAAGTACAAAACCACCAGCAGCAGCGTACAAAATGTCGTATGGGTCTTTCATGGCGTTTTGAGACACCAAATAGGACTCAATCGCTGCCGCAGACGCACCACTAGACGCAGCAGCACGGAATGTCCTTGCCAATCTTGTTGCTTTGCCACCCCAAATCACAGGTGCCAAAGCGCCCTCAGTAAAAATCGTCGCTGCAATCGCTGGCACATCTAAAGTTGCAGCCGCAACCTGTAAACCCACGCCACCCCAGCCGTATTTTGTCAAAGTCTCTTGATTTTTAAGAGATGCAAGCGCCCTTTCACGCAGTTTCTGCGCATGTGGCAGGCTGACTGCCTCAGTTATGAACCCGCGACGGTCTTCAGGGATGCCCTCTGTAAGCTCTGCAAGATTTTCAGGCGTCAAACGGAAATCTGGGTCAGGTTCATAGTCTGGCAAGCCACTAAACAGCCACGACATGGTGTTTTCTTCTGCAAAAGCAGCATCTACAGCCTGTCCAAAGGTGACTTTTGCCCTGTCTTCTTCATACAAACGCTCAGCCTCTTGCTGTTCCAGCAGGCTGAAAGGTCTGCGTATCTGAATTTTGTCAGGATCAAGCGCCATTCTTACTCTTGCATTTCATTGAGTTTATCTTGCAGTTGTTTTGCGCGTGCCAACTTTGCTACGCGCTCTGCGATAGCTGAAGCAGCAGCTTCATCGCCTTGCTCTTGTCGAATCCGACTTAGATTAATGCCGGTAAGTTCATTCGCTTCTCTGTTTAATTCTTGTATTTCATCTCTGATTTGTTGCGGCTCTGTAAGGCCTCTTGCTTTCATAAAATCTTCGATAAGCACTGCATCACTTGCTGCCTTGTCTTGCTCTCGGAGAGCCTGCAAGTCTTCAAGCGTGTAAACATTTGTATCTGTGCCGGTCACGACCACACCGTTTTGCAAAACAAAGTATTCATCAACACGCCCTGGTGCTGGGAACAGAGATATTTCATCCACGTCAAAAGTTGGATTTTGTTTCACAAAGTCTTCAGCCGCCAGATCAACCATCTTCTCAATCTCTACGGGATAGGACGGAGACTTTGGGGTTAAAATGCCACGCAAGTTTAGGTGCGTTGAAAGAACATCTGCCGCTGCTTTTTCAACAGCGTCTTCTGCCGATAAAGTGCCAAGTCCAATGTATATTTTGGACACCCTTTCGATGCTCTCTTGTAAATACACACGGTTTTCGACGCGCTCACCTGAAAAATCAAAACCAAAAATTGTTGTAACGCTTTTATCTTGTATTCCATCAACCGCAGCTTTGACGGTGTTGTATCTTGCGCTTACATCTATTTCTGTTTGTGAAGACAGATTGACCTGTCTGATTGCATCAGATGTCTCAGTACCAAAACTTTCTAAGGCGATGATAGATTCAAAAAAAGCTCTAGTGGTTTCATCAGTATGATTGTTGACCACCGCATCGCCAAACGGCTTGGCTAATCTGTATGTTTCAAGCGCCTTGGTGACAGTCTCTTCATTGTAAGTTGCACTCAAACCTTCCGTAGCTGCTCCAATCAAAGAGCCTTTGAGAGGCGCGAAAGTAAGGTTGTTATTAGCAAGAACTTTGAATTGTTGTGCCGGTGTTTTGTCCTTAAGCACACTTATCAAAGCTGCCTTCTGATCGTCAGGCTTAGTTTCTGTGCCTAAAACATCAAAAGTGCCAGCTTCCATTTGAGCGGCAGCAACGCTTATCGCAGCAACTTTGCCACGCTCATCTATACCCTTTGCTTTAATCCCACTTGCTGACACAAATATTTTGTTTGCAGATGTACCAACGGCACCCGTGCGTTGACGCAACTCACCAATATCTCCAAAAGAAGAACCAACTAATTCTTGTGCTGCGTTTGCATGTAGGTCTGCATTGTCAAAATCACCTTCATCAAAAGCAGCCTGACTTTGAGCTAACAATTCATTCGCCGTTGCTAAGATTGCTGCCTCAAGGTCTTCATCCTCAACATCTGGGTCGTTTGCAAGCGAGGTGATCTTTGTAACCGTGCCTGCAACACCACCGGAATCAAACTCACCTGAAATATCTGCCGACAAATCATCACGCAAACCCTGTTGCGCTTCTTTGCTTATCTTTTGCAGATCATTTTTTAGCGTCAAACGTGCTGCAACGCTCATGTCTTGCACAGGCAAAACGATTTCTGAGCCTGTCGCTCTTTCAAAAACAACATCTTCGTCTGACTCAAGAAGCTCTGAAATTTGTGATGCTTCTGAAGACGAAAGGTCTGCCTCAAGCAATGTTTCTCTAGTGCTTTCAAAAACGCTCGCCTGAACACGTTTTTTTGCAGCCCTGATAACACTTGCAGCTTCTGTTTGCTTAGCCGCGCCCAGAGACTTGTTGTTCTTCACATCTGCTAGGACTTGATCTAAAGCATTGAGATCATTCTCCTCTTCAGCCTTTGCGATGCTCAGATTTGTAGCTTCTATGAAAACGCTGTTTTCAAACGTGCGTGGGTTGAACTTCAATGACCCCAATCTGTTTTCATTTGAAGCCTGTTCAAAAATATCTGCTGCTGTTTTTGTAGCCAACTCATACTCTGGACTGCCTTCAGGAAACTGAGACAGTTGATTTTTGGCAATCTCCAGAGACTCATTGTCCGAGTCATTCGCTAATTTAAGCTGTGTTTTGAAGCCTTTCTCTTGTGCCTGAAGGGACACCGACAAGATGGCGTTTTCTGCCGTCTGCAAAGCCGCAGCCTCAAGGCTTGGTCGCAATTTCTGGCCTCTGATGTTATCCAGTATTTGCACACCTTCTGCCGCAAACTTCTCTTTCGCAGCGCTTGCACTTGTGCTGGTGTCTTCAAGCAACTTAGGAATAAGATTTTCCCGTGTGCTTCTGTCTAACTTTTTCAGATAAATGCGGTCAGCTTGATCTTGCTCTGCTTTTTGAAAGTTAAAATCTATCCTTGCCTTCTCTT